CCGCCGATGGTTCCGATAGCTCCGGAGATATCCTTGATACCGTTCGCACCCTTGAGTTCGGCCAGACCCTTCTCGAACGTCTTGAAGATGTTCTCCCATTTGTTGGTACCGCCCTTCTTGCCCGTCTGGAGCAACTTGTCGAGCGCCTTGCGCAGCTTGTCCAACTCCGCAGGACTCTTCTCGATATTCTTCAAATCCGCGGCGGAGATGAAGGTGATACCCTCCGCAGACCCCTTGCCGTTCAGGTATGCCTGCAGCTCCTTCGCCTGTGCGATCAGCTCGCGCAGCTTGTCGAACGACAGCGACGAGTAATCGCCGAAGAGCTGCTTGAGGAATCCGTTGTCTTTGGAGATGCTCGCAGCCTCGGCGTCGTTCACCGAGCGGATGCCCTCCTCGATCTTCTGACGCGCAACGGCGATGGCCCGGTCGATCTGCTCCGAATTAGCCTCCGTGCGCTGCTCTTCAAGCGCGGCGATATCCTCGTTGCCCTGACGCCTGATCTCCGCGCGCTGTGCCTCGAAATCCCGGTATTTCGCAAGAAGGCCCGACAGATCGGCCAGCTCCCGGTTCTTCGTATCTTCGGCGACCTTGAGCGCGCGGCGGATACGCGCATCGGAAGCAGCATTGCCCTCCGTATCCTGTTTGAGTGCGTAGTACTTCTCCTGCAGCAGATGCAATGCCTCGCCCGCCGTACCGTCCGGATCGACATCGACGGCGATCACCAGACCCAGCGCATCGGCTTTCAGAATGTCCTCGGCGCCGTTCAGTGACTCGTCGATGTACGCATTCAGTTCCTCTTCCGAAAGGACATCGCCGTTGGGGAGAATCGGCGTGATGAGAATCTCGTGGCGCCTGCCGGCAGCGTCATCAATGCCGAACTGGGAGCTGAACACCGTAGCTATACCCTCGCCGGCATCCTGCCACCCTTTCTCAGCCAGACGCGCCGCGTCGATCATCGGCCGGGCCAGCAGATCGACATTACCGACGAAACGATCCGTCATCTGCTTGCCCAACGCTGCCAGACGCTCGTCGCTCAGATGGCTCCGCAGCGCGGCGATGGCCTTATCGTGCTTGCGCTCGGCATCCTCGCGCTCCGCAGCGTAATCTTTGTAGGTTTTGAGAAGATTCTCGAGATGATCCGCATCCGCCTTCTCTTCCTTCTTGTCGATCTCGGCCAGCGTATGGTCGAGCTTCCGGGCCGCCTGCACACGCTGCGCGGCGGCTTGGGCGAGGATCGTACTTTTCTGTCCCGGCGTAACCTTCCCGCCGACCTTACGCAGACGCTCGTAAAGCTGAAGCCGTTCCTGCTCCTCTTTGGCAATACGAGCTTTCTCCTGCTCGAAGGCATTCTGCGCCTCGGCGCGCTCCTTCTCGAAGCCCTCCTTCATCAACGAAATGCGCGTATCCTCGATGCGCCGGCGGGCCTTCGTTTCGTAATCCACGAGGTTCTGCGTGAGCTTGGATACATCGCCGGAGCCGTCCTTCGGAGGCGCGATGAACCCGCCGAGGCCGGACTCCTTGCCCAGATCGGCGATGTCCTCCACCAGCTTCTTCGCCTCGTCGAGGTAGGCGTCACGCTGCTCCCGAGCGGCCTGTACCAACCTCGCTTTTACTTTCTCATTCGACTTGTCGACCTCGCGATCCATCTCACTGGGCAGTATCCCCATCTGCGCACCGCCCACTTTGGCCATCCAACGGCCGAAGCCGCCGGTGGCGCCCTTGACTTTATCGGCCGGAGTAGCCTGAAGCGTATTCACCTGCTCGTCCGCCTCGGTAGCCTTATTGATGAGAGCCTGCACCTTCGCCTGCAAAAAGAGCATCTGAATGTACGCTTCGCCCTTTTGAAGCAGCACATCGTACCATTCGGCAATGGTGTTGTAGTAGCCGAAGCTCTCGCCGTATTTACGATTGAGCTCTTCGACCTTCGCCTTTTCCTGCTCCTTCGTGCCGTTGAACTCCTTGAGGCTTTTCAGGGTCGAGTCGATCTCGAAGCGCGTCTTGATCATCTGCGCACGGCCCTCTTTCTCGATCTCCACGCACTCTTTGGCTTTGGCGGCAGCAGCCTCCTGCGAGTCGGAATAACGATCCCACAGGACGATCAGACCCGTGATGACGGCCGACAGCCCCAGCGTCAGCGTCGCCATGAGCGCCGAGGCCGCAGCCGTCGAGATGCCCAGCGACGCGGCCAGCCGAGTATTGGCCGCCGTCAGCAGGTTCTTCATCTTGACGACCGTCACGAGCCGGAAGGCGGAATCTTTGTTCAAGGCATTCATCACCTGCTGCAAGCCCATCGTGATGGCCAGCACGCTCTGCACGCGCGTCTGAATCTTGACGAGGTTCTCGTTCTCCGACGCGAAGGCGCCCATGATGCCCGTAGCCATCGTGAAGGCCCCGGCAACGCCGCTCGCACCGCTTATCAAGCCCTGAAGCCCGGCATTGTCGTGCGAGAGAATCTTCGTCTGCGTGCGCAGGTCGCCCAGCGTATCCTGCAACAATGCGGCACGCTGTGCCATCGTCTGGTACTCCTGCGAGTTCTGGCGCCCCTCGAGGCGCATCTTCGCCATCGCTCCCTGAAGCTGCCGCAGCTCCATCGTAAGCCCGCGGGCCGTCGCAGAGTTCTTTTCGTGCTCGCTGCGAAGTCCGTTCAGCACGGCTTTGTCCTCTTCGAGCGCACGCGTACAGGCTTCGATCTCCGCGCGCATCTCCGTCTGCGCCGTGCCCGGCCCCAGCCGGTCGTACTGACGCCGCAGGTCTTTCAGGCATTGTTCGACGTAGCGTACCTGTTCGCGCTGCGCCGCGATGCGCTCCGTGATGCTTTGCGAAACCCGCTCGACACGATCTCCGAGCGCCTCGGCAGACTTCCCGGCGGCATCGAGGCCGCCGGAGAGCTTGTCGCGCATCAAAAATTCTATTTCAACGGGTTTCGGCATGCGGTTTACTTGTTTTCTTGAGTCTCGATTGTATGAAGCCGGAAAGCGTTCGCGGCTTCTCTTTTTTCTTGACGTAGCGCGGCGCGTCTGCCAGCATCATGCGCAGCGTCTGATAGTTCACTCCCCAGAGGATATATCGGACGCTCCAGCCTGTCGCGGCAGCGATCTGCCACACCATTCCGAAGGGGCTATGGGAACCTTCGTAGACGGTCTTTAACTCCCCTTTTTTCTTCTTTCGCGGCTCAGCCTCGGTCTCATCGGGTTCGCCGTCGAGATCGATCTGATAATACTCATAAAAGACTTCGTCCCCAGCAGGCGCAGGAACTGCATGTTCGCGACACGCAGGTACTCGTCATCGACGAACCAGCGCAGCAGCCATGCCAGAAGGCCGGAGAACAGCCACGTAGAGAAGGCTCCCCGGCAAATCGTCAGGGCCACCATTTTCGACACTCGCCGCCCGTGCAGCGCCATGTAGGCCAGCTCCTCGTGCTTGGTGAACGCCAGCATCCGCTCGTAGGTGATGCCCGTCTGGAGGTAGAGCCGTGCGAGGCGTATTTGACCGCCCAGACACGGCCGACGCATCGTCAGACGCACGACCTTGCGGGTAAACGGGATTTTGAAAAAGGGCAGCGAGACTCCGATGTCCAGCAGAGCCTCCGCTGCCTCGATTTCGATGTGCGGATTCACATTCATCGCTCGACGGTGCTATCCGACAACTTCCTCTTCCTCGTCCGGAGCGAAGTCGAAGCCGTAAGGCGATGCTGCGGAATCATCCGGCAGCAGGAAGGTTGCCTTGCAGTGAATCTTCATCACGTCCGAATAGTCGTACTTGCCGCGCGGATAGGCCAGAAGCGAGACCTTTGCGGCTTCGGTTTCGGAGCCGTCCGCCGAGCGGATGACAACCGGCCCCTCCAGTTTGATGCGCTTCGAGGGCGCGTTCCACTTCTTGCCGTTTTTAGAGGTCGTACCGCCCATCACCTGCACGAGGTTCGCGGGCTTGAGTTCGATCAGGTCGAATTCGATCTCGCTCGTGCCGGGATTCTCTTCGATCTCCTTCACAGGAGCCGAACGTTTCTGTGCTGCCCAGATTTTATTCGTCGACGGTTCGTCGCCGCCCCAATCCAGACCGTCGTTGCTGATAAGCCCCAACTCCTTGCCGTCGAAGACGAAGGATTCGAGACCGTAGATGAACCCGTCGTGTTCCGATGCAGGGGTCTGCTGTGTGCTGTCTGCCATATTACACGATGTTTTTAATGAGTTTTACAATACTTTTCAGCGGGTTGGTTTTCGTAAGCAAAGCCGTCGCAGTCCCTCCCGCAAGGAAGCCTGCAAGCAGCCACCGATACCATGTGGCGGGCGGCCGTTTCGTGCGCTCGACCGTTCGTTGGGTCAGAACTGCGGCCGACAGCAGCGAGTCGGCGCGTGCACGGTATGCCTGCATCTCATCCAGCCGAGCCGTGAGCGAATCGATAAGGACGCGTTGTCGGAAGACGCGGTTCTCGAAGTAGGTGCAGCGCCGGGCGATGCTGTCGCATCTGCCCCGAACGACGATCTTGTCGCCCTGACGCTCGGCCTCGATGCTCGCACGGCCGTTCTGTGCACTATATTTCGCGCCGTCGGGAAGATCAAGGAGGCTCTGCGTCGGAATCGTCATGTCCGTCCGCTCCTCCGGAACCGGTTCCGCATACTCCCGGCGTGTCGTCGTCGAGTCCGTCTGCGTCTGCTGCTGCGCATGCCGATGCGTGTCGCGAACGGCGGCGGCCTGCGCTTCGAGCTGCACGCCGAAGCTGCTCTGCTCCGACGAGGCCGTCTGCTCGCTCGTCGTGTTCTTGATTGCTCCGCACGCCGCCATCAGCAGAGCGGCGAGGAGCACTACGAGGGGAATTCCCCGAATTCGATTTTTCATTCTGTGTTTTGAGCTGTTTGGTTAACTGATCGATCTTTTTATTCAGGGCGTCGATCTTCTCCTCCATGACTTTCTGATTGGCCAGCAGGTGGGCGTTATCCGCTTGCAGACGCACGTTTTCATTGAGCGTCTCGGTGTACTTCTCCGTCAGCAGGTCGATGGACTTTTGCAGCGACGCCAGAAAATCGTTATTCCGCTGACGGCGCGTGACCAGCCATGTCACCACGGATGACAAGAAGCCGCTCGGAAGCGCCCACGCCAGTATTTGCATCACTACGCTATCCATTTCTCTGTTTCTATTGAAGTTAAGCCCGCTCGATCATGCGTGCGATTTTCGCGATGCTGTCGGCATACACCGCCGGATCGGCCGTGCAATAGCCGGCCTTTGCGACCTCGCAGGCGAACCGCCGTACATCGTCGCGATACGGCATCGCCGCAGCGTAGCGTTTCGCAGACAAGACCTTGAAGTGGTCGCGCAGGCACTCCTCCACCGTGTCGTAGTCGCGGAAGGCACGGTCGACGTCGTAGCGGTAGCGGCCGTCGAGGAGCGGCGTGATCGAATGCACGCGGACGAAATTGCCGCCCTGACGGTCGTCCCGGAAGTATTCCGTCGTGCGCACGATCCGACGCTTGCCCGTCCACTTGTCGCCGGCCGTGATGCCGAAGAGGTTGTTGCCGATGGCGTTCTTGCCCCAGCCCGTCTCGAGCGCGGCCTGCGCCGCCACGAAAAGCGGGTTCAGCCCTGTTCCGGCACAGACGCGCTCGATGGCCGGATAGTAAGTACGCTTGAATTCCGAAGGTATCATACGCTATGCCCGGTTACTCCTCCGATGCGGTCAGGGTCTCCGCCAGCTTCGCACGCTCGTCGTCGGTCAGCCCTGCGACGGCCTTGCCGACGGCCGGAACACCCGCATTCTTCGAAACGGTGACGCCGATGGCTTCCAGCGCGACCTTCACGGCAGCGAGAGGATAGCTCTTGTCACCGACGGCGATCTCGTTGGCTGCAGCAGTCTCCGGCTTCTCGGCCTCGAAGGCTTCGAGACGGCAGACTTTGCGCGCGACAAGATCGTTGACGCGCTCGATGTCGTCGAAGGAGACCGTATCGCCTTCCTTGTAGCGTACCGTGCGGTCGTTCTTGTCCGTGAACGGAACCAGCACTTTCAGTTTAGCTTTCATAATCTTTTGGTTTAATGCGTTCGTATTCGATTATCCGACGACCTCCTCGTCGCCCTTCTGGTCGTCCGACGGCTCTTCCCCGGCGCGGCAGTCGAGCAGCGTCACCAACTGACCCCATGCGATCTGCGTGTCGGCCTTCATCAGCATTTTGATGAAGTACAGTTCGCCGCTGGCCTGCACCTTGTCGACCTGCAGGCACTCGTAGTCGTCGGCGAGGTTGCAGCCCGCGTAGAGGTTCGAATCCGTGCCCAGCGAGCAGATCGTACCGACGATCACACCGTCGGGCCAGTCGTTCAGCGCAGCGATGCGCTTGCCCTTGAAGCGGGCGATGTTCGTCGAGGTCGGATCGGCGCCCTTGTGATGCAGATCCGTGAGCTCGTTGTCGTACTTGTCGAAGTCGGCGGACGACATCAGGAAAGTGAAGTTCGCCTGATCGCGAACCTTATCCGCCGTCTTCTCCCAGACGGCGCGCAGACGCTTGATCTGGCTCGTCTCCGCACAGGTCGCCTTCACCACATCGGGATCGGCCAGCATGCGCGTGAGGATGCCGTTGAAGAACTGCTCCTCGCCATCGCCCGACACGCCCTGAATGAAATGATAGCCCAGCTCCGTGCCGACCTGCTTGAGCACCTCGCTCAGAAGCGTCACCTGCACGTCGCTCGGAAGCTGCCGGAACACGAGGTTGCCCGTCGGCTGCCACTTTTTCCAGAACTTCTCGAACGATCGCGGGTTGAACTCCGTGTAGACCATGACGTCCTCGGGCTTCAGAAGACGCTCGTCGATCTTGAACTCGCCCTTCGAGTTCTCGCTCTTGGGCATCTCGACGCGCTTCTGCAGCAGCTTCGAAAGCTGGAGACGCGGGATGTAGAACTTGTCGCCGATGCTCGTCTCCATGTGGATCAGCCCCTTCTCGAAGAGCTGATTGCCCGTGGCGGCCATGACCAGAATCTGGTCGAGGACTTCGCCGCCGTAGGCGGTTTGAATATTCGGATTTGCCATAATTGAATGAAATTGATGATTGATTACTGTTTGAGACGGGCACGAACCTCCGCTTCACGCTCGGCGAGGTAGTCCTTGTCGGTCTTGCCTTCGGCGCCGGTCGCCGAGGCGAGGGTCTGCATGATGCGACGCTTGGGCTTGCGTGCCGCAAGCAGCGTGCGCGTGTTCTCGGGGTCTTTGCGCATCAGCGCCTTGAAGCCCGGTACTTCGTCGGCGCCGATGCGCTCCTCCTCGCGTGCCGTGTCGACTTCGGCATCGTAGGCCGCCTCCGCGGCTTCGCGCTCCTTGCGTTCGAGATCGGCGACCTTCTCCTTGAGAGCGTCGCGCTCGGCGACCACCGCCGCGTGCTCTTGGGCCTTGTTCACGACCTCCGTAATGCGCGACATGACTGCCGCCTCGTCCGCACAGTCGGAAAAGGCCGGCATCGATCTGAGTTTGTTGATCATCTGTTCTTGATTTTTAAGTGAAACATGTTCGATGTAAAGTGCCGTGTAGCGCTCGCAGCGCTCGCGCGGCGTAAGCGACGCGGAGACAGCGGTGCGGTCGTCATCGAAGATCTCGTCGACGAAACCCTCGGCCAGCGCCTCCTCGGCAGTCAGCCAATGATCCCGGCCATCCATATAGGTCGTGCGTATCTCTTCGACGCTCTTGCCCGTGCGCTCCGCGTAAATCTCGCACAGCGTGTTCTCGATCTGCTCGAGGTGGACGACGCAATCCTTCAACTTGGCGGCATTGCCGAACACGTCGCTCATAGGCTGGTGGATCATGATCTGACCGTAGCGGCTCATCTTGACACGCTTGCCGCAGCCGGCGATGAACGACGCCGTAGATGCCGCGATGCAGTCGATGTAGATCGTGATGTCGGCCGCGGACTGCCGCAGGAAGTTGAAGATGGCGATACCCGCGGCCACATCGCCGCCGACGGAGTTGATCCTTACGTCGATCTTGCGGTAGGTTCGCTCGGCAGCGGCGATCTGACGGACGACATCCTCGGCGCCCACATCGCCATAGTCGCCGATTTCGCCGTATAACAGGATGCAGCAGGTGTCCTCCTGCGGCCCGGGAATGATATTGAAAATGCGCTCCATTTCGTGCTTTGTTTGCCGCAAAATTGAGTGTCATTTTCGGCCTCTGCAAATCGGAATTTTATGATGCAACGTTCTGATTGCATGATGCAACCGTAAAGTCGCATCCTATTTTTATCATTTGCTCAGCAGCGTTTTATAGGTCAATTTTGCAGACAACAAATCATGAAGCAATGTCGAAAATGACCTCCGAACAGATGCGCCGCTGGGCGCTCTCGATGTACCTGAACGAAAACCGCACGCAGGCCGAAATCGCCGAGGCGTGCGGCGTGTCGCGGCAGACCGTCATACGCTGGGCCAAAGCCGACAAATGGGACGAGCACAAGGCGTCGCTGACCATGACCCGCGAGGAGCAGATCAAGAACCTGCAGCGGCAGATCATGGAGATCAACAACGTCATCCTCGGACGCGAGCAGGGTCAGCGCTTCGCGACGCCCAAAGAGGCCGACGCCATCGCCAAACTGACCAACGCCATCGGCAAGCTCGAGACGGAGCTGGGTATTCACGAAGCTGTCAGCACCGCACAGCGGTTCGTGGCATGGCTGCGACCAGTCGACCCCGCGCTGACGAAAACATTCGCCGGCCTGTTCGACAAATTCCTCAAATCCCTGATGTGATGAAACAGATCGACCGCGACGCCTTGAAGGAGTGGGAAGCCCTCAAGCAATCCATATACAACGACACGCCCATCGACGAGACGATGTCCCCGGCCCAAATCGAGAAGCACCGGCTCTATCTCGAAGCGCATCCCATCGAGTGGATGCAGTTCTTCTTCCCGAAGTACGCGAAGTATCCTTTCGCGCCCTTCCAGAAGAGAGCCATCCACCGCATCATCAACAATCCCGAATGGTACGAGGTGCTGTCGTGGAGCCGTTCGCTGGCGAAGAGCACCATCACGATGTTCGCGGTGCTGTACCTGACGCTGACCGGCCGAAAAAGCACCGTCATCCTCGCCTCGGCGACGGAGAAAGCTGCGGCACGTCTGCTCGCACCGTATCGGGCCAACCTCGAATCGAACCGACGTATCATTCAGTACTACGGCGAGCAGATGTCCGTGGGCGAGTGGGCCGAGCTGGAGTTCCGCACCCGGCAGGGCGTGGCGTTCTACGGCGTAGGGGCGGGAAATGCGCCGCGCGGCGCACGCAACGAGGCGATCCGTCCCGACGTGCTGCTCGTGGACGACTTCGACACCGACGAGGACTGCCGCAACCCCGATGTCCTGAACAACAAGTGGGACTGGTGGGAACACGCACTCTATCCGACCCGCGACCCCTCCGGCTCGCTGCTGGTCGTATTCTGCGGCAATATCATCGCCGAGGACTGCTGCATCGTCCGGGCCGGCGCGATGGCCGACCACCATGACATCGTGAACATCCGCGACGTCGAGGGGCGCAGCACGTGGCCGGAGAAGAACACCGAGGAGTTGATCGACCGTGCGCTGTCGAAGATATCGACGCAGGCGCAGCAGGCCGAGTATTTCAACAACCCCGTCGTCGAGGGCAAAATATTCGGCCCGCGCAAATGGGGCAAGATTCCCAATTTACGCCGGTTTCCATTCCTCTGCATCTATGCCGACCCGACGCAGTCCGAGGCCAAAGGTGCGGCCAAGAACAAGCAGGGATCGCTCAAGGCCGTGTGGCTGCTCGGAAAACTCGACCGTACGCTCTACGTCATAAAGGGGTTCCTCGGCAAGATGACCACCGAGGAGTTCGTGACGCACTTCTTCTCGCTCTACCTCTACGCCCGCGCCGGCGGATGCCGCGCGATATACGTCGTGCAGGAGAACAACTCCCTGCAAGACCCCTTCTTTCAACAGGTATTCAAAAAGGCGTTCGCACGAAAGGCCAAAGAGACGGGAATCAGTCTCTCGGTCATCCCCGACGAGAAGAAGAAAACCGACAAGGCCGTGCGTATCGAGGCCAACCTCGAACCGCTCCATCGCGAAGGGCTGCTGGTGCTCAACGAGGCCGAGAAGGGCGACCCCCACATGAAGCTCTTGGACGAGGAGTTCAAGTTCTTCACAATGGCGCTGAAGTTCCATGCCGACGGCGTGGACTGCGTCGAAGGCGGCAACCGCTTTATCGACGACAAGATCGGAGAACTGCATCCCGTCGTGACGACGCCCCGTTGCGTCATGGCACGTCGCAACAAATACAGACAGTAAAATATGGCACAATTCATCATCCCCGAGGACTACGACGCCTCGATTCATCAGGAGATTCTCGACGCGCTGATCCGCTCCGACCGGCAGATCGTCGAAATATGCGAGGATCGCGCCATCGCCGAGATGCGCGGATACCTCGCGGCGCGATACGACTGCGACCGCGTTTTCTCGGCCGTGGGTGCCGAGCGCAACCAGCTCGTGCTGATGATGGCCCTCGACATCGCCATCTACCACATCTTCTCCATCCACAACCCGCGCAACATGTCCCAAATCCGCGTCGACCGCTACGAACGCGCCGTGGAATGGCTCAAAGGCGTGCGCAAGGGCGACATCTCCGTCGACGGGCTGCCCGAAATCGAGCAGGAGGCAAAAGAGGCAGCCTCGCAGTTCCAAATCCGCAGCAACCCCAAACGCAACAATCGATTCTGACATGGCAAAAGAAAAGAAAAAGAAAGGCAAACGCATCACCGCCGGCGGCAATATCGGCCGCACGCCGACGCAGACCATCGTGCTCCAGCCCACACGCCGCGGAGGGCTGGACGTGTCCGTCTACATGGATAGCATCCGTCAAGCGGAGCTCATCGACTGGCCGCGGCGCGCAAAACTCATCGACCTGTACGCCGACGTCATGCTCGACGGACATCTCTTCTCCGTGCTGCGCAAGCAGAAAGCGGCGATACTCGCCACGCCGATACAGTTCCAGCGCGACGGTAACCTCGACGAGGCGATGCAGGAACATATCGATTCCCCGTGGTTCAACCGCTTCATCGAAGACCTTATCAACGACGAATGGGAGGGCGTCGGCGGCTCGCTCTTCCAGTTCTTCCTCGACGACAAAGGATGGATTGATTACAATCTGATACCCCGCAAGCACGTCGACCCGATCAACCGCACGATCCTCTGCAATCAGACAGACCTCACAGGCGAAAGCTGGGACGACTTCTCCGATCTGCTCTATGTCGGCAACCCGCGCCAGATCGGGCATCTCGCGGTCGCGGCGTTCTGGGTAATACTCAAGCGTAACAACGTCGCCGACTGGGCCGAGCTGGGCGAGATATTCGGACGGCCGATCCGCGAAGGAACCTACGACGCATGGGACGACAAGGCCCGCGAAAAACTCATCGACGACATCTACAACATGGGCGGCGCAGGGGTCATCGTGCACCCCGACGGAACGAAAATCAATCTGATCCAGGCAGGGAACATATCCGGCGGAAGCGACCTCTACGACCGTCTCCACGCGACCTGCAACAACGAGATCAGCAAGATCGTCAACGGCAACACGCTGACCACCGAGGCGGGCGACAAAGGTACGCAGGCCCTCGGAACCGTGCAGCAGGAGGGAGAGGTCGACATCGCATTCTTCATCAAGCGCCGCATCCTCGACATTCTGAACTACGAGGTGACGGACGTATTCGCGTCGATGGGAATCGATACCTCCGGAGGCAAGTTCGCATTCGTGCCGCCCAAAAAGAAAGACCCCGAGAAGCAGGTGACCATCGTATGCCGGTTGAAGAACGAAGCAGGGCTGCCCATCGATGACGACTACCTCTACGAGGAGTTCGGCATCCCCAAACCGGACAACTACGATCAGCTGAAAGCCGCCGTCCGGACGGCAGCGTCCGCGGCTGAAGAGCAGGCCGGGGGTGAGGACGACGAAAGCACCGACGAGGACGATCCGGTGAAGACCGGAACCGAGCCGAAGAAGAACCGCAAATTTGCAGATCGCGTGCGCGATTTTTTCGGCCGCGCCCCCGAAAGTGCGGGGGCGGATTCAGACTGGTAGTCGATACGCTTTATATCGATGCGGCCGAAAAGCAATCGGCGGAGAATGGGTTCGCATTCAACGGCGAAGTGTTGGCCGCCGCGCTTCGGAACATCTACGAGCGGCGGTACGACCCGCGCACGCAGATCGACGCCGAGCTCTTCGAGGAGGTCTGCCGAATTTTCGATGCGGCGACCGACGCCGGGTTCTCCGGAAGCGAAGCCGGCGGAGACTTCATGGAGCAGCTGCGCACCAATAACGCCGTGTTCGCCGCGTTCAAGACCCACCGCATGGGCCGCGACATGGCCGCACAGCTCATCGACGAGAACGGCGAGGTGAAATCATTCCAGCAGTTCCGCCGCGACGTCGAGCCGATTGCCGATCATCATGTCGAGGCATGGCTTAGAACCGAATACGACACCGCCATCAAGCGGGCGCACCGCGCCGCCGAGATGCGGCAGTTCATGGCCGAGGCCGACGTGCTGCCGAACATCCGGTGGCTGCCATCGACGGCGGTGAATCCCCGCGAGTCGCACATGCCCTTCTACGACCATGTGTGGCCCGTCGACGATCCGTTCTGGGAGGAGCACAAGCCCGGGGACGAGTGGGGCTGCCAGTGCGGCTGGGAAGCGACCGACGACCCCGTGACCGACAACTCGGGGCTGGGAGGCGAGCGGATCGAGCCGTCGCCCGGGCTGAAAGGCAATCCGGCACGCACGGCACAACTGTTCTCCGACGACCACCCGTATTTCCCCTCCGACTGTTCGAAGTGCGCGTTCAAGGGTGTGCAGCTCACGCTCTTCACCAACCGCACGAAGGACTGTTACCACTGCAAAAACATACTCAAAGCGGTGCAGAAGGCGGAAAAGACGCTGACGACGAAACGGGCGGAGCTCGCCGAAAAGAAATCCGACGCGACGTCCCGCGTCAGCCGCTTGTCGCTGCCGACACCGGCCGTACATTCAAGCACGGAATTGAAGTACGGAACGGTGATGTGCTCGAAGTCCGACATCCGGCAGTTGGTATATCATGCCGCCGATGCCGAAAGCGTCGATGTGTCGATGAAGATGGATCGCTATTTAGACCGGCTGCGATTCGAGCGCGTGGAGGAGCCGAAACATTTCACCGGCAAGAAGCAGTCGCGCGGACTGGTCGAATACACCGTGTATGAGTTGGAGGTCGGCAAGCAGACTTTCGTGGTGAAATGCGAGGCACGGACGAACCGGGAAACATCGGAAATATACGAACATCCGTATTCGATATACCGGAAATGAAAAAAGCATCCGAACGGCCGAAAGACACTCCCGACATGGAGCTCGGACTTATGTTCGGATGCTTTTGAAAGCGTTGGCACGCCTTCACCCGCAAATATAACAACAAATCTGCCGAAAACAAAATTCGGTGCAAATTTTTATTCGAACGGCTTTCAAATGGATATCAAAGAGTTCTCGAAGCTCATTCGAGCGAAGCAGAAAGAGATCGACACGCTGATGCGGCGCAAGATGCCCATCCGGGTCGGAAACATGGCCAAGCGGCACTTTCAGGACAACTTCCGAAAGAGCGGCTTCGTCGACGGAGGACTGCACCCGTGGCCGAAGACCAAACGGCAGCTCTCCGGTGGAACATCGGCGGCCAGCCAGCACAGACCGCTGCTCAGCAACCGCAACCACCTGTTCAATGCCGTGCGCTACGTGCCGGGCGACTATCGGGTCAAGATCGTGAACGACGTACCCTATGCGCCGATCCACAACTGGGGCGGAGAGACG